TTATGACCTAAACTTGCCGTCCGGATCCATTATCCACCAATCTTTTGAATGATCTTGTAACTCTCAAAGGATTTAATACCTTTAACGTCACTCCCATAAGTCCACTCTCTGAAGTTGATGTCTTTACCCTCCTTGTCATCTAATCTCTTAACAAATTTAGATAGACCTTGGTCGCTAAATTTGAGCCTATATTTGTCCAACGTTGCTATATACGTGACAAACTCTTCGAAAAGAGGATGGTGCTTACAATTCTCCAGTATAGATATCGTTCTAATGGCAAAATAGTCCGATCCAGAGATATCCAATTTTGAAAAGTTTTCATAGCGCTCTAAATGTATTATCCTATTTAAAGCTCTGTAAATAGGGTACACTCCATTGACAACTCCTCGCTGATCAATGTAATCCATATGGTATAAGGATTGTAGGTATACACAAAAGTTAGTATCTACATAGCTTTTCGACTTGTTAACAGTTAAACCAAAACTCTCGAAATGTTTGATAACTTCGTCTGCGTCCGAGACAAGATAGACGCCGTCATCGCCCTGAATCTGACAGAGGCGAATGTAGCGTATAGCAATACAACTTAATGCGATGATGTACTGTACGATTGAATCCACTTCATTTGTGAACGTGGAACCGCTTGGTATTCCGTGTGGGCCACTAAGAATACCTACAGGTGTAATAATTCCTATAGTTAAGAAAATATCGCCGATTCTATCGATATCTTTCCAATACTGCTTCTGAAAACACTGTTTAATACTGTCAAAAGCTGCGTGTTGCAGTTGTTTCTTCACTGAATTATCATATTTACTGAAATCAATTGAGAGAAGCTTGTATCCAGTAAGCTTTGCTAAACTTAATAGCTCTGTCATTGCCTCAGCTACAGATTCTGGTGTTCGTAGTGCACTGCGCCAAGGTTGTTTACGCTGATGCGATAGGATAGGTTGGTAATACATCATCTCGTAAAGAGTGAGTAAGATAGGATAACCCCAAACGTTACGAGTTTTCATTAACTCTTGTGTCCTAGTAAACAACACACAAGGATAAAATGTACATGTTCTTAAGAAATCGAGAGTCACGTTAGCCAAACTTGGTTTAACGCTGCCCTTCTTCTCTAAATCAGGTAAACCTGAAGAAGTGCTTGTCTTAAGGTACGGTATGGCATTAGCTACGGATAGCGGTCTTAGTCTTGCAGCCCCCAGTGCTACTGGTTCAACCTTCAAAAGAGGGCCTTCACCAAAGGATTCGGTTAGACTGGCTGAGCGAGAGGCCCAATTCACTGCCTGTGA